AAATTCCTCAGCTGAAGGGGATATAGCACACGTATGCGTGCTGACTATTAATATAGAAAGAACACATAGGGAACACTTTTTGGACGCAACGGACGTCAGGGGCCTGCTCGGGCTGCTCCTGGTAGACGGCAGCCTGGTGCCATATCGAAGCCCTGCTGGGGGGTATATCCAGATGACACTTACAGCAGGCGTCAAGTCGTCAGCTTTCCTCGAAGACAAGGTCAACGAATTCCGTCAATTCTTTCCGACGCGTGCACAAATTACTCCCTACAAGAGTTCACCTAGGGACAATGGCAAGCGGACGACAGTCCTTCGCTTTCGAGTTTCAACTAACAAGCTGAGGCCTGTTTACAACCTGCTTTACCCTGCCGGCGAGCGGGCCATTACGCAAACAGCTCTTGATCTTTTAGGTGCAAAGGCTGCTGCGTGGTGCTGGGCCGAGGGAGCCAAGTACGACACCACGACAAGAGAGGCCGAGCTGGCGAGGGTTGGCAATACCTGGGCGGAAGCTTCCAGGCTCCAAAGTTGGCTTGCGATGCTTACTGGCGCAACCTCTGAGCTCAAGGAGTACAGGCACAAGCCTCGCCTCTATTTCACTGCGCCAGAAGCCGTCAAGATTCAGCAATCGCTTATCGAATACGCACCCAAAAGTCGCCTTCACCTATTCACAGGAGATATCCCTGATGTCAGCGCAATTCGTTCAGCGCGTACTGAGCTACTGCTTGGGGGTAGGCAGCATCAATCTGCTGGGGAGCAGGAGTCGCCCATGGCTGCAGATCGTTCGGCCTGAGACCGAGAAGGTCTACCTAAACCATCAGCTCAAGCAACTGCGCTTAGCTCACTCCGCTCCTTTGGAGTACGTCTGGGACGTTGTGCCAACTGATGGCTTCTACGACAAGAAGAGGTTGCGCGTTCAGTGCGAAGACCTCTACCGGGCCTATGAGCTGATGTACCCCAGAGATAAAAAGATCATCACCCCTCAGGTCATGAGCATTTGCGGCATTTACGGGCTGACCGCCCTTTGGTCTGATCGAGGGAGGGTCGTGGGGCGCCTAGGCAAGCTACGCACAAGGCTGAGTACAGATGACAATCATGTGATCGCCGACTGGTGCAATGACAATGGTTTCACTTGCAATCTGATTACTCGTGAAGACAAGTGCTTTGGGATTCAATTCGATAGAGACTCAACCAAGCATCTGATTGACAGCATTCGACCATATATTCATAAGACCATGCGCAAAACCTTTACCCGCGTCAAAACGACCTAATAATTGGTTGATAGGATTTGCAGAGCTCCGAAGAAGAACTGCGTCAGGAGCTTTACTACCTAACCAGGAGTCCGGGTTTTTGTAGTTTCAACGGACTGGCAACTGATCTGCTGTGCGACTGGCCCTTGTGCAGCGGCACCTGGCTTTTACAATTAACACTGCACCATTGATGACAATGCATGACTCCAATGAGTGTGTAGACGGCGTCTGTCCAGTTAGCTTCGCTCCTGCCCCAGTAGCACCAGGCGGCATATTCTTCGCTCCGATCGAAGAGCCTGAAGTTAAAGAGCCGAAGGCCCCTAAGGGTGTAGACCTTAGGAAGAAATTTCTCGACTACTGCGAAGAATATCCATACGATATTGAATGCAAAATCTACGAAGTATAGAGGCACTTACTTTTTCCTTAGACTGACTTCATAACCAAGCTGCAGCAGAATGGCTGTCTTTAATAAACTGAATGGCTTTGTTGAGCACCTCAGCGAAGGCGTTCATAATCTCGGCAGCGACCAGCTTGTTCTTGCATTGAGCAACGTCGCACCTACTGCCGAGACCACTCCTCCCACCTCGACAACAAGTGATTGCCTTCTGGCGAATGTCACTCAAATCACTTACACCGGACTGAGCACCCGGAACATCACGACTAATAGCTCCGCCCAGACCTCAGGGACCTACCGACTGGTCCTAGATGACCTGACTTTGAGTTCTACTGGCACCGTTGGGCCATTTAGATATATCTACTTGTACAACGACACACCTACCAGTCCGGCAGACCCGCTGATCGGTTATTTCGACTACGGAGCGAATCTCACCCTCAACAATGGTGAGAGCTTGACCATCGATTTCGACCAAGCATCAGGCGCCTTGACTTTGGGATAATCCACCGCTTGAGGTAAGCATGCAAGCGGGTAGTGGCTCGTTCTCGGTAGGCACACCATCCATCAACCTGACTTACCGGCGATTGTCGGTAAGCAGCTCTTCTTACGAAACCAAGTTTTATGGAGTGCCTCGCCTGCAAGACGGCGAGGTCACTTTTGTGTCTGCGGCTGTTGACGACTCCGCATCAGTCGTCATGCCTGCTCATCAGGCGAACGACCTTCTTCTCATTCTTGCGGTTAATACCACCAGCACATCCACCCCAAATACTGTCGCTGGGTGGACCACACTTAACGTGGCAGGTGGCGGGACTGTGCCTTATCGCCTCGCTTACAAGTGGGCAACGTCAAATATCGAGATTGCTGGGATCTGGTCTGGCTCGAACAGGACTACAGCGATCGTCTACAGGAATGTTCGCAGCGTTGTGACGCCCACCAGCTCACTGGCCTCGGCGAGCACCCCTCACATCTACTACGCCTCTCCGACTCAGACCTCAAACGCAGGATCTAGGGGTGTACTACTTGCCGCGACAGTCAGCAACGACGGCGCAAAATTACTGCCAGGGAAAGACGCGACGACTCCCATAACGGGGGTTACAACCAGACTTACATCGCCATCAGCAGGTATTGCGCTCCCGGCAGTCGCCGTTCATGACTTTGTACTGGATCCGGGCCAGCTCAGCTGGAACTACATAGACACCAAGGTCAACTTTACAAGCAGTACCGCGGCTCGCACCTGGAGCATCATTCTCCAGCAAGGCGTCCATGACCTGACGGCAGAAACTGTCAGCTTTGATACGTCGCTGAACGGCGACGTTCTGGCAAACACTCTTCAAGTCAGATCCAGAAGGTATGCGTTGGAAGTCGCTCCAGCGATTACCAACTACCTTTCGTTCTTTGATGTTGGCTCAGGCTCGTTTACGTTCACGGGCTCGTCAATCCTTACTCATCTAGGTTTTTACCTGGATGTCGCCACTGAGAGCTACTCCTTCAGTGGTACTGAGGTGGAACTCCAGAGGGCTCTTAAGTTCCTCGGGCAAACCACGAGCTTCCTACTTGGCTCTGGGCAGGCCGACTTTCCCTTGGGGTATTTCACAATCCCTCAAACCGGTGTTTTCACATCATCGTTCGCAGGAGTCGATCCATATTTCTATGCCTACCTCGAAGGGCTCTCACGGACTTATGCCTATGAGCTCAAGGCTGACTTTGTTCGCTTCATCATTGAAAGCCTCGGAGGCACCTCCTTCACCAGCGGAGCTGGTCAGGTTGGCTTCAGGAATGACAACAAGACCTCACTGCCTTTTGGTGCGGCCACTCCTGTAGTCAACCCGCAAGGTGGTAGTGATCGCAGTAACCCCTCTTTCCTACGGCCACAGCAGGTATTTTTCAACTCGGTCAGCAAGTCCAGAGACCTTGGTGCTGTCAACAACTTCTTGGGCGAGTTCACCGGAGAGATCGGAGCAGAGACTGGTACGCAGACACTGTTTTTCAAGGTCAAGATACTTGGACCAGCTGATCTCTTTATTCAGAAAAAGCCTGTCAACCGTTACACCGACAAGCAGATCAGTATCGGCATTCTCGATGCCAATAGAAAACAAATCCAGGTCAATGACTTCGGTTTCGCCTATTTGAACGAGATCGAAAACACAGACATCAAGGAATTCAATGAGCCACTTCCTGCCGGGACCTACTACTTCACTGTCAGCACCAGTCTTTGGCAAACGATTCCTTTCAGTGTCTCTATTCAGGCAATTAGGTTCGTTGGCCTGAATGGAGTCGCGAGCTTCACGATGTCGCCAGAAGCGCGATTTGCTATCGCAAAACTGGTTGGTCCTGCAACTCTTTCTGGACCTTTCGTTACCACTATTCCCACCAATGCCACGCTCAAGAGGCCCACTGGCGCAGCGCTTCTTACCTCTGCGTCAGGAGGCACGTTCACTACTCCTGCTGGCTTGTCTGTGAATCGATTGCTGCCTTACGGTCGATTGAAGATGACGCACAAAATCAGAGGCACCGCATCAGTTACGAACGCGAATGTAGCTACGCTTAGTGCAGTGTCGCCTTACGGCGGCTATGGCGGCCCCTAATAATAAGGGCGGTTTATCTAACTAACTGATAAGAGAAGTCCATGGCATTCTCGCAATACTTTGCGACGCAAGTCCTGAGCTGGGTTAAAGGTGCTCCGTTTCCAACTGCGCTCTCGAATGTCTATATCTCCTTGCACTCATCAGACCCTGGCGATGCCGGTGCAAACGGTGATGTAACAAGCACGATCACTAACTCTGCTAACCGTACTCAGATCAGCAGTGCTGCATTGAGTGCTGTCGTTGGCGCGTCTGGTGGTGGTTTCGAGGTCACCAATACTGGTGTTGTTCAGCTCACTACCTCTGCGAATAACACCTCACCAATTACTGTTACGCATTTTGGGGTTTGGGATGCAGCCAGCGGTGGCAATTTTCTCGCCTCTGGTGCGTTGACTTCGAGTGTTGACGTCGAAGTTGGTGACACTGTTCAGTTCAATATCGGCGCAATGGCCGTGCGAGCAGTCTGATGGCGAAGATTAAAAAGAGTCTTCTTGGCGAGGTTTACGTGGAACCCATCAAGAAGAAGACGACTCAGGGCCAGGGTGCACATAGTCGCCCTAAAAGAGGCAGAAAGCTTTCACGCGGCCAAGGTCGCTAGGCCCGTTACATTCCTAATAAAAGCATGCTGTCGACTCAATATCGCCTACGGCTTGAGTTCATTTGCAAGCGCATTGCTGCCGGCGAAGAGGTCAAGCTTGAGGACATGATATGGGCCGGCAAGCTTGCTAAAGCCAACCGCAGCGCTGGCGAGATGCTTCGCAAGGCACGTCGCACTGCGAATAATCCTGATATGCAATCGGGAAGTCTTGATGACTTTATGAATCAGATGGATATAGGAGACCCCGATCCCTCTAATCACATCGTTGACGGATTCAATTCAGTAGACGAGATTGCCTCTTGGTTCTCCCAGGACAAGTCAGATGACTGGCGTCAGCGCGATTGATTTCAATCTTTGTGGAATGAGACTTCTAGCATTCCCACCCTCAACAGGCTTCTGAGCTCTAAGAGCCTTACCTGCTCTTCTTTTTCTGCAGCTGGATAACCAGGCCATAACTTGATATGGAATTCGACGCTTTCTGCTAGCTGAGTTATTTCATCGTCTGTCAGTTCAACGATGAATTTGATTTTTTCATCGCGATGCATTTCAGTAAGTCCAAATACAACAAGGACGCCCATCGGCGCGTGGATGGAAGCGACCTCCGTGTCTTATGTCCATATGGACAAAACCAAGGTTGCAGCCATCGCCGAGACCACCTGTCCACCGCTTGCTCATCCACTTGTGGAACATGGCGCAGCTTTCGCCAATTGGGTAAACATCTAAGGCCATTCCTCGAATGTGATACGAGGCTGGTACGCCACCAATTTCGCGGTTAATACCTTCTGGCCTGTAACCACTGACAACGCCCAGGGGGCCGCCCCAGGCATCTCTTGTTAGGTCAAACTGCTCGGCCAGAGTAAGCAGCTGGCGCTCTACCTCCGAGCCGTTATCTGGCCGTCTGCGCTTGTCCCACTGAAGGACTTCGCCAACTGTGAGGTATTTGCCAACTTTTGCATTGAAATTACTCCAGTCGATTGGACCTCCGTCGACTGGCTCTGCCTGGTCCTCCTCAGTCCTAACTGTCCAATGTGGCCTGTAGACAGTCCACCTTTCACCGGATCCTTTGAGCGTCACCCATTGATGAGCGCTCGCAGGGATCGTATCTGTCGCTACGACTTCAATAGTTTCTCCTGGCTCTATACCCTGCTTTCCTTCATTAGATAGATACTTGCTGCTGATCGGTGCTTTCTGCAAAAAAGTTGCGATGTTGCAGTCGAAGAACATAGTTCCGTCGTTTTCTTGTTGCCAAATGCGTCCTTCTTCAAGACGCCTAATCCTCAAGCCTTCTAGTTCTACGCCATTTGCTTTTGTGTATAGTTTCAAAACACTCGGAACTTTCTCATAGGCCTCAGGATTGCTAGCGCCTTGATTTAATGCATAGCTAATCGATTCAAACCCAGGCCTCCCATAGAAGTTCGGACCTAAGTTCCAGGCAAAGCTCAACAATACTGCTTTTCGGCACTTGCCCAAACGATCCCAGCCTGGGATCTTCATCAGGCTGGGGATGTATTCCTGTTCGATCTTTGTCTCTAGGTAGGCCCTGCAGACAGGCTCGCTACATGTGTCACCTAAAAAGACAGGCGTACCGTCTGGATATCGTGTCAATCCAGCACAGATTGTTGGCACATTGACACGGTCCAAATATGCCCTTGTTTCTATACCTTCAAATTTTTCAATCAGTAGTACTGCTAGAGCTAGTGTCCCCTGGAGGACTGCTGGGTGCATCACCATAAATAGCTGCGAATCGCGGGTTCGCTGATACCGCCTCTTCGTTGCCGGCCCAGATGTTTAGGCCGTGCTCGATAGCCGCTGGGTCTCCGAGACCTTTGGCTCTTAAAATTTCAATTTGCTCGATCACGCCCTCAAAGTTTTGGGCGCGATCGCTTGTCTGTGCCTTTGTTGACAGCTGCTCGAATACTTCGTCGCTGCCTGCAAGCCGCACAGAAAGATATCAGCTAGTTGTAAATCCTAACGATGAACAATTAGAAGCCGAGCTGACGCATGATCGCCATTGGATCTTGCTGGGCAATCATCATCTTTGCGCCGCCCTCTCCTGCGTTCTTTTGAATTTCAGCGGCGTAATACTGCTTCAAAGCATTTGCTTGGCTCTCGACGGAGTCCTGTTGGGCGGCTGCTGTTCTTGCGGCTCCCGAGATAGCGCTAATTGTTTGGCTCTGTGCAATTCCAGCTCGCATTTCCTGGTTTTGAGCTACCTGTTGCACCGATTGGCCTTGCTGCATCAATGTTGGATTGATGTTTGCATTTTCTGGAAGACTACCGGGATAGTTCATATGGAAAGGCCCCAGGACTGCTGGGGCTGTATTTGTTACTTGTAAGAGCTGATCACCAGATCCCTGGAATGATCTGACCTGTGACCGCATAAGCACCAAGAGCTGCAATAACTCCGAGCATTGCTGCCCGACCGTTAAGGAGCTCAGCTGCTTTAGTCATGAAGTCAGACATGATCAGCCTTCAGATACCAGGATCTTGCTGCGGAGTGCGTCAGGGCCTGCCTGAGAAAGCATTTGCCACGCCGCCTGGGGGTTGCGGTCGCTAATCGCAGAGAAGGTTGACCAGAAGTCATCGCCTCCCTGAGGGGCTTGCACGCCAGGCTGAGGCATGTCCATCTGTGGCCGCTGATATGCGGGGGCAGGGGCTTGAGCCGGTGCCGTCACTGTCGCTGGGGGCTGGAAGCGTGTTTCGTTAGCGGCAACTTCCGCTGCCAGGCGATCCTGTGAAGTCTCTGTGGGGTAGGGACCTTCAGGGCCGAAGAAGTCGTTGACGTAAGCCGACAGCATGTCGGGGTTGGTCAGCATGACGTGGTAAGCAGCGTTATCTTCCGCTGCGGCCTCGATCACTTGCTTAGCGCTTTCCAGGGAGATGTTCAGCTGTTCTGCTGCCTGCATCACCTCAGCGGTTTGCTGAGCTTGAGCCAAGAGAGCATCTTCGACTACACAGGAGTAGCGATTCAAAAGCGCAGGAGCCTCGGCACCGAAGTGCTCAAGGACTTCAAGACTTTCGTTGCTTACGCTTCCTAGATACTCGTCGCTCGCGAGTGCTGTCTGCTCGTTGCTGTAGCTGGGCGCCTGTGTCGGGGCCTGGTAATACGCCTGCGTTGCTTGGGGAATTGAGGTCTGCAGCCCCGAAGTTGAAGGCGCCGCCTGGTACTGCGGAGCTACCGAAGCCGGCCATGCCTGCGTTTGTGTAGGGGGAGCCTGCGGGGTCGGTGTTGAGTAGGCTGCCTGAGGTTGGGAGTTCCGCGTCGCGCTCAAGCTGTCGCTGAGTCGTTCGAACGCCTGCTGCCATGGGTTGGCCTGGGGCGCCGCCTGCTGGTAGCTGGCCGGAGCCTGCTCCGCCTGCTGAGGCACCGAAGCTGTCTGGTACGAAGGTTGGGCGCTCTGGGCCGGCGCTGATTGGTAAGCCTGCGTCGGCGCGGGCACGCTCGATGGGATCGAGGCCTGCGGGGTCGCCGCCGCCTGTGTCATCACTGTACTGTCCTGCATAAGTCAGCTCGCGCTTAAGGAAATCAAGCGCTCGATAAATGTACGGAGTTAAATCCAATTTTGGATCCGCGAGCATCGGTAAGTCTGGTGCTTGCGGGTGCGGGATTTGACGCATGTTTTCAACGAGCGTCAAGAATGTCCCAATACTTTGCTGTGTAGCTTGAGCCATTCGGAATGGATAGCCACTGAGCATTGCGCTGCGCTCTTCGTCCGTTTTGTCAGGGAAGAGGTAACGCAGAGCTTCGATCGAGTTAACGCCGAGCTCTTGAAGGTTACGAACAACAATACTTGAATTCAGTATATCTTCTGTTCCATCTTCAAATACTGGACCTTTCCACCTCCACTCAACTTTCCTGTCTCCATCGGGTATAAGCCCAACAGTTCCTGGAGGGAGTGTACGGTTTTGCACAGACTCACCAATCTGTGAGTTCAACGCACCTTCAAACTCTTTGTTGAGTGTTTCAAACTCGCGAGCTGCTTCCATGAAAAGCATCTCGTCAGGGAATTGCTCCCTGATTGGAGCCATAGGCCTTTCGAGGCCAATAGCCGCTGAGAATGATTCCTTGAAGATTTTTTCTTCGTTGAAAATCACCAGTGCAAATAGCTTGCACAATCCATACGTCAGCAAGCCTTTGCAGCGTCTTGATGCAGTCGTTGCTGCACGACCGTACAAACTCTTGATCTCGTAAGCGGTTGCGCCTGCAGTGATGCCGAGCTCATCCACTCCGCCCAGGGCCGTGCGGATTTCTTCTCGGTATTGCCGTGCGTACAGGTTCTGATCACCAGAGACGGCGTCAGGCGTCAGGTATGAAGCTCGGTCGGTTGCCTCGATGTTGGCAATAATTCGAGGCACCTTCATGCCGCCACCAGCCCCACCGGCTAGCGGCTGGCTAACGCGAGTAGAAGGACGGTTCGCGGCGTAGAACCCAGCCTGAGAGCTGATAGTGGGACGCAAGCCATCGTCATCACCACCGCTTTCAACAAGGTCGTGCTTCGGACGACTCGACACCAGGGTCGGGTTCCCGAAGAAATGGATGTTGGTCCTGATGTTCTTGACCAGATCGTCGTGAGTCACGATCTGTTCTGCGAGCCAATTGAACTCGCCAGTTGCGTCCATCCCGGTGGAACGCATGTTGTTGAAAGACTCAACAGCTGGGATAAAGCCCAGCGAGTTAGTCAGCGTTCGAGTCTTGTTGACTGCAAATGCAAGCTGCTGAGCGTTCGCGTCAAATGAAGGCTTTTCAGTTGTGATCGTTTCCTTGATCTCGTCCTTGCGCACGCGCAGCTTCACGTATCGCAGAGACCCCTGCTCGCCACTTGGCCCCATGGGCGCAGCAGAGTCCTGGCGCACAGAGAACGAGTAAATCAGCTCAATCTCTTCAAGCTGACCAATGGAATCGTAAAAAGCACGGTAGTTATCCGCGCTGAACCACATGATCCGGTAGGTATCCCTAATAGGCCTGAAATAAAACAGGCCTTTGCCATCAATCAAGAAGTCATCAACGATGCCTTCAAGACGAGTATCAATCTCGTTCTCCTCAATCAATTGAGCGAGGAATTGTTTCCTGAATCCAAACGTGTCCTGGGCAGGGAAGAATTCCAGTCCCTGGCGCAACATGAACAGTTTCATCTGCGAAAGATGACTGTTCACGATCATCGTGTCAGTATTCGCGCCACCGTCCCGCTTGCGTGCGGCTTCGAGAATGCGGCGGAAGCGGTCTTGCGTTGCCTGGCTCATAACTTTATTTTAGTTCCACTCAACCTGTAAACTTCCACGGCGCATAAGCCCTTGTACCACGATATTCAATGAGTCGGCACAGTCGTCGTGTGGGGAGTGCCCGAAGTTGACTATCTCGTCAACCATGCAACTAAAATCACGGTATTTATTGAAGATAATTTTTTTATGCTCAAAGAGCCCCATAATTCCTCTCAACCTAGCCAGCTTGTCTCCACGGAAACCTTTTACAGGGCTAATGGAGAGGTTGTAGAGCTGCCAATCATTGAACAAGATCCGCTTCATGTCGCCCTCAAACGATTTCTGATAGGCGACGACTTCTGGCCAGATGATGACGGGTGACATTGACCTGAAGTACTGACCCTCGTCATTGACCTCAAGCAGGTTCCATTCGACCAGTAGCTCGCAAAGCGCCTCGATCTTGTCGATGTTCCCCATCGATCGCATGCGCCTGTAATCGATCACGTAAACCTTGTCGTCGACTCGCCCAGCGAGGGTGAAGACAGTCCAGTCATTTCTCTCTGTCATGCCCGCAGAAAGGTCGATACCTACGCCGACAACGTCGTAAACATCAGGGACCTCCCCCTTCACGAAAAGCTCAGGCGAAATGCCTAGCTCTTTCGACCTGACCGGCTGGTTTAGGTACTGGTAGCTGAATGCGACTCGATCGTCGCCTTGCAGTTTGAGCAAGTACTTCGCAGACCACATCTCAGGCCAATAGGACTTTGGCCTGCCGTCATCGTCGTAATGCAGCGCTGACTGGGTTATGCACTTCCAGCCCTTCTTTTCAGTGAAGATCGTGGCGAACAAGTCATCAAAATGAAACCGCGTCCCGAGGGCAATCGCACGAGCGCCCTGGAACATGGTTGGCACGATGACGTTTGTCCAGTTCGTCTCCATCTCCCGCCTGATGTCGGGATTAGCAATGCTGGCAGCGCTCTTAATAGCGTCATCCACCACAATCAGGCTGGATCGCTTTGATGTGATCGTTCCTTTTAGGCCTGCACAAGCCACTGTGAATGCGTCTTCCCCTCGGACGTCGACTTCAGCGAAATCCCAGTCGATACTCCAGAGCTCGTCGGATGTGCGCATCTTCGAGAGCCGTACACAAGGGAAGATCTCCTGATACTCCTTTGAGCAGATGAGGTTCTTAATTGCAGCGCTTTTGTTCCGTGCAACGTCGACGTTGTATGAAACGTAGAGAATTCGCAGTAATTTCTTCTCAAGCGCGTGCCTGCCAATCAGCCATCCCAGCAGTAGTCCTAGGACTGTTGATTTGGCTGAGCCACGGGGACTGAGCAGGCATGTGTTTGGCCCAGCGATATCCAACAGGTGGTCATTGCTTTGACCTGTCAAAAAGACTTTATGCCATTCCCTCATATGGCGAGCAGGCTTTTTGCCCATCAGCTCGCAGAAGTAGCCGAAATTCTTCCTTGCCTTGACGACGTGCTCAGGTAATTCGACCTCTACGGACTTCTTGACGATTGCCTTCGCTGCCTGCTTGGCAGAACGCAACTTCGCCTGAGAGATCGAGCTTCCTGCCATTTCGCGAATCTATCCAGTTTTAATAGGCGGCCCCCTAGGGCTCAGCCGTTTTTAGTTGTCGAAAATTTTTCGCCCTATTACTTCTCTTCGCAGAGATCTGCCCAGATGGATTCAAACGCCAGCTCCAGTGCAGGCATGACTTCTTCTGACGATTTGAAAATCATGCGCAAGTCACGCATCACCTTGTCCGCACCTGACATGACCAGGCCCCTGCGATCAAGGCTTTTGGTCAGCTTGTCGACGTCCATGACATGACCTCGCAGCTCCTTCGACAAGTGCGCGATCCGGGTCGCTGCGGCGTCTGCCTTGATCAGGTCGGCCTGAACTTGTTGCCGCAGAAAGTCAATATCGCCTTCTAGCTTCACGATCTCAGCCAGCATGATCTCTCGCCGATTCAGCTTGGGATAGGTCTTCCCGACCCACTTCTCCAGTACAGGGAAACTGCCTTGATAGCCAAGAACGCAAGCGTAGAGCCAGATCTCGTAAATCGAGTAGGTGTTTTCGGCGTATGCCAAAAATCCCTCGCGATTTGCGTTGTCAAGCGCGGCTAGAAAATCTTGAACCGGCTCGTCAACAAATTTTGCCATTAGCCAAAGAAGCGGGCACCCAGCGAACGAATTGCTCCACGAGCGTCAGCTCTCATTCCACGCTCTTCTTGGAAGCGCTTGCCAATGTTGAGCCTTTCTTGCTGGCCAGCCGTGACAATGCCTTTGCGCTGCTCAGATCCAGTTTCCCGAATATTCATTCGATCCTGGGTTCCTTGCGCACCGATGTTCAATCGATCCTGGGCTCCTTGCGCACCGATATTGAGTCGTTGCTCTTTGCCTGTTGCGGCGATTCCGAGGCGTTGCTGTGCGCCTTGTGCTCCGATCAAATCTTTAGCGATTTGCCCTTCTGCACCCATCAACCTGATTGAATTGCCTGTCTTTACGTTCTCCAGATTGGTTGTTAAGTCTGCGAGATGCGTCGACATCGCCTGGTTGTACCCCAGGCTCAAACCCATGTTTGCTTGTGTCTTGAAAATATCTGCGTAGTTACCGGCGACCAAGCCACCAATAGCTTCATTATCGGGATACTGATTACCAAGCGCCGTCGTACCTTTGACGCCGCTGTTAAACCAGTCCCCGGCAAGTGTGTAGGGAGTATTTGTATTTGCGTAAGATGACATGATTTAGCTCAGTAAGATTGCGCCACCGATACCCAGTCCTTTTACCAAGTTCAGGATGTTGCCGAACTTCTGATTTTCCAGGGCCTGCTTTTGGACATCGCGGAATGCTGCACGGTCTGCATATTCCTGATTCCTTAGACCGGTGTATTGCGCATCGCTCATCTCTCGGCCAGCTGCTAGCTCTGCATACTCAGGCTGCATGATTGCCAGCTGAGCGCCAACGGCCCCCTCTCTATCTCTATCCCTGGCGGCAGACCTGACGCCTGTCCTCTTTTCATAGTCTTCGAATGCACGTCCCTCCCTAATCGCTTCGTTGCTAAGAGTCAGATCGTCTCCCAGCCCCTTGTATTTAAGGTCTAACGCCCTTCTCGCCTCGCTGTCCTCTATCGAGGGTTCTTCAAGAGTTGTGTTGGCCTTGCCGACGTACTGCTTAAGTATCGCAGCATTCTTTTCGACCTCCGCCCGCTCCTTATCATCTTTAGCCCCCAGGATGGCATTAGTGAGGAGCTCATCAATTTTGTTATTACCTGTGATCATTTTCTACCAAGGCTGTTTACCAATTGTCGAATCTGCTCAATAGCAGATTTTGACTGAGCTCCTTCTAGTTTAGGCGGTGGAGTTGCTGGGTTTTTTACTGCCGTAACAACAGGAGTTGCTCCTCCATCTGCACTCATGCCTAAGCCTTGTAGAGCTGTATTCAAGGCTGCATCGGTGCTGTTCAACCGGTTTCGATTTTTACTTGCTAGCCCCTGAGCAAAATCGGCTTGACGAAGCATTTCTTGGCGAGGGTCAGTGAAGAAATTATTTTTTTGTATCTGCAGTGCGTCAGCGGCTTGCATTCCTCCGCCGCCCAGCATG